TTTGTAGGAAATGTATATGACAAGTTCGCAAGATTTATTAAACAAGCGCAGGAATCAGAGAGCGTTACAGAATCTGATGAAGTCCCATCAATTGAAGAAGGTGATGCAAATGGTAGTGAATAATCCAGCGGATCGTACCAAGATTCTAAATGCTATTAAGGAATGGTCTAACTCAGCAACTCGTGCTGAAGCAGAAAAAGATCTACAAAAGAATATTGTGGGTGATCTTTCTGATGAGGTAGGTATTGATAAAAAGTATATTAATAAGCTTGCTGTTATGTACCATAAGCAAACCTTTGCCCAGTTCCAGAGCGAAGTAGAAGAAATGGAGGAACTCTACGAATCAGTTACTACTACCACATAGTCTTTTACTTTCTTGTTAAAATGTGATATAATATACCTTTGTTATGGAGTTCGTTATGAGTAAAGATTTTCTATGGTGTGAAAAGTACAGACCGTCTAAGGTGTCTGAATGTGTTCTCCCAGATGGGCTTAAGAGCACATTCAACACCCTAGTCTCTACTGGGGAATTGCCTAATATGCTATTCACTGGTACTGCAGGCGTTGGTAAGACCACAGTTGCTAAAGCTCTGTGTAAAGAACTGGACCTAGACTATATTGTCGTTAACGGTTCAGAGGAGGGTAACATCGATACACTCCGAAACAAGATTAAGCACTTTGCTTCTACAGTCTCTCTTCAAGGAGGCTACAAAGTTGTTATCCTCGACGAAGCAGACTACCTTAATCCGCAATCTACGCAACCCGCTCTCCGTGGGTTCATCGAAGAGTTTTCTAATAATTGTCGTTTCATTCTAACCTGCAACTTCAAGAATCGAATTATTGAGCCTCTCCACTCTCGATGCTCTGTCTACGAATTCTCTATTCCTAACGGAGAAAAGCCTGCTATTGCTGCTGGCTTCTTTGGTCGGGTTATCGATATCCTAAAAAAAGAAAATGTTACGTTTGACCAAAAAGTTGTTGCAACACTTGTAGAGAAATACTTCCCAGACTTCCGCAGGGTCTTGAACGAACTGCAACGCTATTCTGTATCTGGTACGATCGACTCAGGCTTACTTGTTAACCTAACCGAAGACAATGTTAAAGTTCTTATATCTTACCTTAAGTCAAAAGACTTCAAGGGTATGCGTAAGTGGGTAGTGGACAATATCGATACAGAGCCTGCAGCTATCTTTCGCCAGATATATGATAACCTTAATGCTTACGTTAGTCCCTCTTCTATACCACAAACCGTTCTTATCCTTGCTGACTACCAATATAAGAATGCTTTCGTTGCAGATCACGAGCTTAATATCGTTGCCTGCATGGTAGAACTAATGGCCAGCGTGGAGTTCTCATAATGAATCCCTTTGACTACCTTAACAGCATTAACTCTACCAAGAAAGATATAATGGTAGATGATGCATCTGAGAAAGGCTATAGCCCTTACATGATTAATCGTGGGCTATCCTACTTTAACGACACCGTTTTATATGCTAATGAGATGAACCGCTATCACCACCTTGATAACAAGCTTCAATATCATTTTCTTATAAATAGTATCAGACCTAGAAAAAGATTTTCTAAATGGTTAAAAAAGTCTGATCCAGGTTCGGTGGAAGTAGTAAAAGAATATTATGGCTATAGTAATGAAAAGGCTCGCCAAGTTCTTTATCTATTATCTGATATGCAAATTAATGAATTGAAGCAGAGGCTATACAAAGGTGGAAAATAATAATATTAGTGAAGTTGTTGATGACTGGACACCAGGATCAATGCTTGAAGTAACACTGAACGAACCAGATGATTTCCTAAAGGTACGTGAGACACTAACCCGTATTGGTGTAGCATCTCGTAAAGATCGCAAATTGTATCAATCTTGTCATATACTACACAAGCAAGGTAGATACTTTATTACGCACTTTAAGGAACTATTTCTTCTTGACGCTAAGCCGTCTAACCTAACGGTAAACGATATCGAACGCCGTAATACCATTGCTACGCTTCTATCAGATTGGGGTTTAGTTAGTATGGTAAGCTCTGAGAAACTACAAGTCGCACCTCTAAGACAGATTAAAGTTATATCTCACCAAGATAAAGCGAATTGGGAACTTTGTCCCAAATATAATATCGGGAACAGTTAATCCCGGTATAAATAAGTAATGAGATGCGGAATGGTCCGGTCTCATTATACTACTAACCTTGCTATAGAATAGGAGGTCATTCACATGACACTACAGCACTTTCCCACAATGGGACCATCTTTTATCGGATTCGATCGATTAATTAACCAACTCGAAAGATCCGGTAACTATAAAGATACATATCCACCCCACAACTTAATTCGTAAAAGCGAAGATGAATTTTCAATCGAGCTTGCAGTAGCTGGATTTAGTTCCAGTGATATTGATATTCAAGTAGCTAATGGGGTATTAACTATATCTTCAGACTCACAAAAAACTGTGAGTAGCCTAGACAATCAGCCAGACTATATCCACAAAGGTATATCGAATAAGCAGTTTCGTCGAAGCTTTAATTTAGCTGAATATATAGAAGTAAAGCAAGCTGGATATCAAGACGGTATTCTGACGGTAGATTTAATCAGGGTAATACCTGAAGAAAAGAAGCCTAAGAAAATCCCCATTGATACCTACGATGGCATTGTAAGTCTTGCGAACTCTGCAGCAGCGGAGTTACTAACTGAGAGTTAATATATTATGAGCAAAAAACCCCGGTATCGCTTTCCCAATCATCCGCAAGGATCAATTGCAGAAAAGATTAAGAGAAGGCGTTTGCAGATACTAATTCACTCGTGTATATATTATGTGCTAGATGATAATATTATTGCTGATGATACATTTGACACATGGAGTAAAGAATTAGTAAAACTAATGAAAGAAAACCCAGACGCATACTCCGATCGGTTTGATAAGGAATTCAAGGATTGGGATGGCGCTACCGGGTACGATTTACGACTAAGAGACCCGTGGGTAATAAGTACTGCCCAATATATACTAAACCTAGAGAGAAATAAAAAATGAATGATGTGAAAGTTATACGATTGTTTTCAGGCGAAGAAGTAATCTGTTTTGGAAAAGAAGTTGATGGAGGTTGGTCAATAGAAAAGCCTGGTATGCTAGTTCCAACAGAAAAGGGAGTTGGTATTATGGGTATGATGCCCTATACTACAATAGAGGAAGAAACTACTTTTATTAAAGATTCAATGATCGGCTTTGTAACAAACCCCGTATCAGGCCTTGAGGAACAGTTCCGATCGATTAATCAAACTATTATTGCCCCCGAGAAAAAGATATTATTATAGTTTACATCTCCTTAGAATTGTGGTATAATAGTATATATTATTAAGAATGGAGATACACTTTGAGCTTTTACACCTCAGTTGCACGGTACGGGAATTCTCTCCTGTACCGTGGTTACAATGATTCTGGACGTCGTGTCCAAAAGAAAGTAAAGTTTAAGCCTACGCTTTACATCCCATCAAATAAAGAACTTGGCTGGAAGTCCATAGACGGTCGCGATGTGGCTCCTATGGTTTTCGACTCTATGCGTGACGCTAAAGAGTTTTCAGACCGATATAAAGACGTCTCTGACTTTAAGGTATATGGTACACAAAACTATATTCACCAATATATTACTGAGACCTTTCCCGATGAATTGGTATTCAATCGCGCCTTTATAAACGTTTGCTCTATCGATATAGAGGTAGAGTCAGACGACGGCTTCCCCTATCCGGAAGATGCCTTAAAGCCAATTAATGCTATTTGCGTAAAGAATAACGTAGACAACATATACCACGTATGGGGTTTAGGTAAATATTCTGTCTCTGAATCAGAGCACGGTGATAAGATTAAGATTAGTTATACAGAATGTGCTTCAGAACGTGAACTACTAACTAACTACCTTAATTGGTGGTCTCGCGAAGAAAACTGCCCAGACGTAGTAACAGGTTGGAATTCCAGGCTATTCGATATACCTTACATTGTTAATCGTATTGGTCGAGTCTTTGGTGAGGATACTGCTAAGCAACTAAGCCCTTGGGGATTAGTCCAATATAAGCAGATCGCTATCAAAGGTAAGCAGATGGACACCTACGATATATCTGGCGTTCAGCAGATGGATTACCTTGATCTATTCCAAAAGTTTGGCTATTCGTACGGTGCTCAAGAATCCTATAAGCTTGATCATATTGCCCACGTAGTTCTTGGGGAACGTAAAGTCGACTACTCAGAATACGGTTCGCTATACACTTTATATAAAGAAGACCACCAAAAGTTTATTGACTATAACATTAAAGACGTAGAGCTCATCGATCGCTTTGAAGAAAAGATGGGTCTAATTACTTTGGCTATGACCATAGCATATAAGGGTGGCGTAAACTACTCCGACACTATGGGGACAACTGCTATATGGGATTCAATTGTATTCCGTGAGCTCAAGCGTCGTAAGGTAGTACCGCCACCTATGGAACCTAAGCAAACCAGATCCTTTGCGGGCGGTTATGTTAAAGCTCCACACATTGGACTACATGATTGGGTGGTTTCCTTTGACCTTGCATCCCTGTATCCTAACCTAATCGTACAGTACAATATGTCTCCAGAAACTCTACAGCAAGAAACTGTAGAAGGCGGTGTAGACCACTATCTAGAAAAAACCGAAAGAGTGGAATCGCAGCATTCTGTTGCAGCTAATGGATCTACATATACTAAATCCCAGCAAGGCGTATTACCAAACATTATTGTTAATTACTACGATGAACGTAAACAAGTAAAAAACGAAATGCTTGCTGCAAAACAGGAATATGAAAAGAATCCATCGATTAAGTTAGAACGCCAGATTAATCAATTAGAAAATCGCCAGATGGCTATTAAGATTCTACTTAACAGTCTCTATGGCGCTATCGGTAATGCTTACTTCCGATACTTCGATCTTAGAATAGCGGAAGGTATTACCCTGACCGGGCAACTGGCTATTCGGTGGGCAGAAAAAGCTGTTAACAAAGAAATGAATAAAATACTTGGAACCGAGGACGCTGATTATGTTATTGCCATCGATACTGATTCTGTTTATGTTAACTTTGGAAAGCTTGTTAACAAATTTAACCCCGTTGACCCAGTTGCATTCTTGGATAAGATCTGCTCTGATCACTTCGAACCAGTATTCGAACGATCCTATGGTAGCCTTGCTGAGATAACAAACGCCTATGATAACCGTATGGTTATGGATCGTGAAGCTATAGCCGATATCGGTATATGGCAGGCTAAGAAACGCTACATCCTTAACGTACACAATAACGAAGGTGTACAATATGCTGAACCTAAGCTTAAGATTATGGGCATCGAAGCTATTAAGTCTTCAACCCCTGCAGAAGTTCGTAAAGCTCTAAAGGATATATTCAAAGTAATTGTAACTGGATCGGAACCTGCTACCCAAAAAGCTATAGCAGACTTTAAAGACTACTTCCTTACCCTACCTCCAGAAGAGGTATCTTTTCCTCGCGGGGTTAACGATATAACTAAGTGGAAGAGTAACACCACGGTCTATACCAAAGGATGTCCTAT